TAAAAAAAGATGATAGTATTAGTTCTGCAGGTATTAATTTAAGAAAGCTTAATTATAACGAATACATAAGTAAAGAATTTGCAAGCCAAGAAGATGAAGTTGAGTCTACAACATTAGATGGTTCTCACACAGATTCTGTAACTACGTTAACACTTGTTTCATCCGTAGGATTCTCAGCCTCAGGTAGTGTGTATGTTGGCAGTGAGTTGATTTCTTATACTGCTATCTCTGGTAATACTCTTACAGGTTGTACAAGAGGTGATAGCGGTACTACTGCTGCTGCTTACGCTACTGGTGTAGCAGTTACGCAGTTTAATAATGGAGGTATGCCACAGTATATTGTACGTACCCTTGATAATAACTATTTACTATACCCTTACCCTGATAAAGAATATACATTATTGTATGATTACTTTACGTTTCCTAATGATTTAACTGCACATGGAAGCACTACTACTATACCAGATAGATTTAAACCTGTAATTACAGATGGTGCCACTTCATTTTTGTATCAGTACAGAGGTGAGATGCAGCAATACTCAATTAACTTTCAACGTTTTGAAGATGGTATTAAAAATATCCAAAGCTTGTTAATTAATAAATTTGATTACATTAGATCTACAGTTATAAATAGACCTACGAGTTCTAACTCTGGGGTGTCTTTTTAATGCCTGATAGCTCTCAAATACAACCAGCTGCATTTAACTGTGAGGGTGGTTTAGTCTTAAACCGTTCTACTTTTCTTATGCAACCAGGTGAGGCTTTAGTTTTAGAAAACTTTGAGCCTGACGTTGAGGGTGGCTATAGAAGAATAAACGGTCATCGTAAGTATGTTAATCAACAAGTTCCTCAGACTGCATCTTCCTCTGAAAAAATTATAGGTGTAGCTACCTTTGGTAATAAAGTATTGGCTTGCAGGGGCGCAAAGATATTTGCTACTTCAACAACAGAGTTAGCTGCGGCAATAAAAAATAATACCTCCATGTCAGGTTCTGGTACAATTAAAGTAGATTCTATTCTTGGATTTGCAACCAGCGGAACAGTTCAAATAAACTCTGAACTTTTTACTTATACAGGTGTAAATGCTGGAGTAAATCCTAATGAATTTACAGGGGTAACAAGGGCTACCTCAGGATCTGGAGCAGCAACACATACAGCTGATGCAGCAGTTTCTAACCCCTGGACAGAAATAGACACAGGTAGAACAAATGCTGTAAAGTATAGGTTTGAACGTTTTAATTATAATGGCACAGAAAAAATTATATTTGTTGATGAAGCAAATCCTCCTGTAGTTTTTAACCTAGCTCTTAACGCAACTGATGTAAGTGAAAGTTCTGTTTCTGGCTCTAAATTTGTAACAGCTTTTAAAGAACATATGTTCTATGCTGGTAAGTCTACTTCTCCAGAAGAAATGATATTTAGTGCACCATTTGACGAAGACAATTTTCTTACGGGTGATGGTGCTGGTAGTATTAGGGTAGATGATACTATTACAGGACTTAAAGTATTTCGTGACGCATTGTTTATATTTTGTGAAAATAGAATATTTAAACTTACAGGTGTTAGTGGAGATACATTTGCAATAACACCAGTTACTAGAAGTATTGGTTGTCTTAATGGTGATACTATACAAGAATTTGGAGGGGATTTAATATTCCTTGGTCCAGATGGTTTACGCACAGTTGCTGCGACTTCAAAAATTGGTGATGTAGAACTAGGTACAATAAGTAGAAATGTACAATCTATTTTTGATGCTAATATTAAAGACTCTGCTTTATTTGAAAGCGTAGTTATAGCTGATAAGACACAGTACAGAATATTTTTTACAAAAGATGGTCAAGCTGAAAACATTACAAGAGGAATTACTTGTGTTTTAAGACAAGAAGGTTTTCAATTTTCTGAAATACGTGGAATAAAACCAACCTCTACAGATACTTTTATACAGGCAGGAAACGTTCTTGTATTGCATGGAGACTTTAGTGGCTTTATTCACAGGCAGGAAAAAGGTAATACCTTTGATGGTACACCTGTACTAGGAAGATACAGAAGCCCTGACTTACCTTTTGGTGATTCAGGTATTCGTAAACACATGCAAAGAGTTATTGTTAACTATAAGCCTGAGTCAGCTATTGCTGCTGAGTTATTAGTAAGATACGATAATGAAAATTCTGACTCTACTAGGCCAGATCCTTATACGTTAAATTCTTCTGATGTAGCTGCACAGTTTGGCAGTGCCTTATTTAGTACTGCAGGAGGTGCTGTCAGGTTTGTTTTTGGTGGGCCTTCACAGCCTCTTATAAGACAGCCAGTAGAGGGTTCGGGTTTTTCTATTGTAATAAGAATAAATGATAGTGGGGAGTCTGCCCCGTATTCACTTAAAGGTTTTCAGTTAGAGTATACATTAGGAGCAAGACGTTAAATGGGCGCTACATACACAAGACAATCAACATTTACTGATGGCGATGTTATCACGTCAGACCTCTTTAATAATGAGTATGATCAACTTCTAGCTGCCTTTGCTTCTAGTACTGGACACACACACGATGGTACTGCTGGTGAAGGCGGGCCTATTACGTTGGCAGCATCAGACGTTCTTACTATTGGAACAAATGCTGGTGACGTATCTATTGTCATGAATGGTGGTAGTAATGACGGTACACTAAAGTGGATGGAAGATGAAGACTACTTTGAGTTTTCTGATGATGTACTTATTGCTACCAATGAAAAGATACAGTTTCGTGACACTGCTATATTTATTAACTCTAGTGCCGATGGGCAGCTAGACATTGTAGCTGACACAGAGATACAAATTGCAGCTACTACTATTGATATGAATGGTATACTAGATGTATCAGGTAATTTACTTGTAGGTGGTAACCTTACAGTTGCAGGTGACGCTACAGTAACAGGTACTACTACCTTTAATGGAGGTACAATTACTCTTGGTGATGCAGTTACAGATAACGTTGTGTTTGGTGCAGATGTAAACTCTAGCATTATCCCTAATGGTGTTGCTGGATCATTTGACTTAGGTTCGTCAGGTCAAGAGTGGCGTGACTTATTTATAAATGGTACAGCGCACATTGATACTCTTGATGTAGATATAGATGCTACGATAGCAGGTACACTAGGTGTAACTGGTGTTGCTACTGTAGGTGGTCTTACTATAGGCAGTGCTGTTATTACAGAAGCAGAATTAGAAATACTAGATGGTGCTAGTGTAACTACAGCAGAGTTAAACATACTTGATGGAGTAACTTCTACTGCTGCTGAACTAAACATCTTAGATGGTGTAACGTCCACTGCAGCAGAGTTAAATCTACTTGACGGGGTAACGTCTACTACAGCGGAACTAAACATCTTAGATGGTGTTACAAGTACTGCAGCAGAACTAAACGTTCTTGACGTAAGCAACAGTACAATAGGTGATCTATCAGAGATAAGTACTGTCGCAAATGATGACGTATTCTTGGCCTTTGATACATCTGGTGGTGGTCTAAAGAGAATAGCAAGAAGTGCTGTAGTCTCAGGCTTGGCTACTTCTAGTGCTATTTCTGATATTGTAGAAGACACTAGCCCACAGCTAGGTGGTAACTTAGATGTTTTAGCTCGTACTATTACAACGTCTACAACTAATGGTAATATTGCTATAACACCTAATGGTTCTGGTGTTGTTCTAATTGATGGCTTTGTAGGTATTGAAGCAGGTCTTATTGATCTTAAAAATAGTGGCTCTGCTGTTTCACAAATAAAGTTTTATTGTGAAAGCTCCAATGCCCACGCACAAACACTTATAGGTGCGCCCCACTCTGAAAGTGGTTCAAACACTCTTACGTTACCAAGTAGTGGTGGTAACTCTCGTTTGTTATCAGCAGCTTCAACTGCAACACTTACAAACAAAACTCTTACCGCACCAAAAATAGTTGATGCTGGTTTTATTGCAGATGCTAATGGTAATGAGCAACTTATATTTCAAACTACAGGCAGTGCAGTAAATCAATTTGAGATGACTAACTCCGCAAGTTCAACAGCTTTCTTGCAAGGCCCAATATTAGAGGCAACTGGCGGGGATTCTAATATTGACTTAAACTTACTAGCAAAAGGTACAGGAGTAGTAGCCGTTAGAGGCAACACTAACTCAGGTGCTATACAGTTTAACTGTGAGAGTAATAGTCACGGTCAAATACTTATTGGACAGCCACACAGTGCAAGTGTTACAAACACTATGCTGCTTCCTGCAGGTGCTAACTCAACTCTAGTATCACTTGTATCTACAGATACACTTACAAACAAGACACTTACATCACCTAAAATTAATGAGGATGTAGCAGTAACTTCAACAGCTACAGAGATAAACCTGCTTGATGGTGTCACAAGCACAACAGCCGAACTTAATATACTTGACGGTGTTACCTCAACTGCTGCAGAACTAAACGCATTAGATGGTATTACTGCAGTCGTAGGTGAGCTAAACGCACTAGACATTGGTAGTACTGCTGTTGGTACTGCTGTAGCATCTAAGGCTGTTATACTTGACTCTAACAAAGACTACACAGGTATTCGTAACCTTACCATAACTGGTGAATTAGACGCAGCTACCTTAGATATTAGTGGTGCTGTAGACATTGATGGTGCTGTAGATATTAACGGTACACTTTTACAAACTGGTGTAGCTACCTTTACAGATACACCAATAGCTAATAAAGGTATATCTGTAAAGAACGGTGCAACTGGACCAGGATTTATTGAGTTCTTTGAGGACTCAGATCACGGAACTAATAAAGTAATAGTTAAAGCTCAAGCTGCAGATGCAAGTTATTCAGCAGATGTAACCTTGACTTTACCTATAGTTACAGGTACACTAATAACGTCAGCGTCTGCAATAGACGAAGCCACAGCCCTCGCCATTGCGCTTGGTTGATATAGGAGAAAACAATGGCTAATACATTTCTTTCAATTACACGAAACTTAGCACCAAATGCTGCAGGTACACCTGAAGTATTATACACTGTGCAAGCTAATACTAGGATTGTTATCTTAGGACTAACACTGGCTAACGTACACACATCACAAGTTACTGCTTCTGTTACTTTAGTGAGTGATACTACTCAAGCATCTCAAACAGCAAACACTACTGCCTTCTTAATTAAAGATGCAGCTATACCAGTAGGTTCATCTTTGTCTGTTCTTGATGGTAAGATAGTAGCTAATGCTACTGACACTATTAATATTGACTGTTCAGTTGCAGATAAAGTTTCGGTGATAATGAGTTATATGGAGATTGACAGCTAATGGCAGGATATATAGGCACACAGGCTGTAAGTGTAAACACTACGTCAGCCACTATCTCAGATGATTTGTCAGTAGGTGATGATCTCACAGTTACTGATGATGCTACTATTGGTGGAACTCTTGGTGTAACAGGTAAAATAACAGCCAACGCTGGTATAGACATTGATAACTTCAACATTGATGGCACTTCAATATCTCATACAGCAGCCATGACTATAAATGCTGCTGATGTACGAATTAAAAATGTAGCTAACGATGAAACAATGGCACAGTTTGACGATGATGGGGCTGTAACTCTTTATCACAATAATGTACCTTGTCTTAGCACTGCGACTAGTGGCTCAGTAACTATTGCTGATAATCTATCTCTTACCTCAGACTCCGCTAGAATAAACATAGGGGCTGGTAATGATCTTAAACTTATTCACGATGGTACAAACGGTACTTTTGAGAGTGCGGGTAATCTAACAGTAGACGTAGTTGGTGATATAGAATTAAATGCAGACGGGGGCCAATTATACATTAAAGATGGTAACACTAATATTGCTACATTTGAAAACAGTGCTAATGCCTTACTACTTACAGACGGAAACCTAAAAATCGGCACAGCAGGTCACGGCATTGATTTTCATAATTTTGGCACTGGCACAAATATTGATAACAATTTGCTGGATGACTACGAAGAAGGAACTTGGTCACCTACTATGTTACAAGGTAGTAATGCCCCTGCTGCATATGCCCAACGAACAGGGTATTACACAAAAGTTGGTAATTTAGTACATCTTAATGGCCGTGTTCAGCTTAATGGTTTAGGCAGCATGAGTGGTACTATTTTTATGACAGGCCTACCTTTTACAGCAACTGACGCAACTAACAATTTTAGTGCATTTCACGTAGGGTATTATGCCGGTTTTGCCCTGCCTACAGCCACCGCTACTATGATGGGAATAGTTAACCCAAACAGTATTAATGTTGACCTTAGATTAGGTAACGACGTTGCCGACTCCTCAAGCCTGACAGCCGCACATGTAAGCGCTGATGGAGATTTTATTTTCAGCATGACTTACAAGGCATAATAACAAATTAACCCTAGTGGATTCTAGGGTCGGACAGTCCATTACCATAGGAGATAAAAATGGCAAACGGTGACATAACAAAAGTAGACGAGTACGACAGAATAGAAGTCGCAGGCTCTTGGAACATACAAGTTCGCAAGGCAACTGCAATTATGGAAGAAGGTTCAGACGGTTCATTGACTGAGCTTAGTCGTGGGTATCACAGACATGTTCTTACACCATTTACTTCAACAGTAGATGCAGATGGTGATTGGACACACGCAGCCACAGACATCTCTGGTGAACACGCAAGTGTACAGGCAATAGCTAACGCTGCATGGACTACTGCTGTAGGCAACGCCTACAAAGCAATGCGTGAAGCACAAGGATAAACACACATGACTAAAGCTAGAACAAACGCCAGCGTAGCACCAGCCGTAGGTCGTAACATGATCATCAATGGTGCAATGAATCTGTCGCAGAGAGCCGTGTCAGTGACAGGCTTGGGTGCTGCTTCTGGATATTTTACTGTAGATAGGTGGAAAATTCTGAGAGATGCCACTGCTGGCAGATTTACTATGACTCAAACAGCAGATGGGCCAAATGGTATTAGTGCCAATTGCCTTAAACTAGACTGTACAACGGCTGATGCATCTATCGCTGCTGGAGAACATATTATTTTAAGACAGCCTATAGAAGGACAAAATGTACAACGTATAGGTAAGGGTGTTGTTGGTGCGAAACAAGTTACGGTAAGTTTTTATGTTAAAGCTAGTGCTTCATTTACTTTTGGTTGTGAGTTGTTTGATGTAACTGCGGAAAGACAATGTACTAAGTTATTTAGTACTACAACAGATTGGGTACGCAATGAGATTACTTTTCCTCCAGATGTAGATGATGGTAGTAGTCCATTTAACGATGATAATACTAATGAACTTGAGTTAAATTTTTGGCTTCACGCAGGGTCAACTTTTACTGGCGGCACACTAAACACTGCGGCATTTGCTAATCAATCATCAGCCAATCGTGCGCCTGGTATAGACAGCATCTTCAGCAACACTGCCAACAACTTCTTCCTCACAGGCGTACAATTGGAAGTCGGTCCAGTTGCATCGGAATTTGAGCAAGAGGACTTTAGTACTACGTTAGCTAAGTGCCAGAGGTATTATGAGCAATCTTATGATATTGGTACTTTTGCTGGCGCTACAACCCAAAGTTCAGTCGAAGCAATTAGGCAACAAGGTTCTAACGGTGTTACAACAGTACAATTTAAACAAAACAAACGTGCTGCTCCAACAATGGTTTATTATTCCTCTGCTTCAGGAACTTCTGGAAAAGCTAGAAATAATGATGCAGGAGCAGATGTAAATTGTGCGTCACTAAATAACGGACAGGTATCCAATAGTGTAGTTATAAGTGGTGCGGACGAAGCCTACCTACACTATCACTACACAGCAGATGCGGAGTTATAGTTATGAATATTACATCAGTACAACATCAAACATTTTCGGGTGAAGTTACTACCACTCTTAAAGCAACTATTGATAGTGTTGAAATGCAGATACCAAAAGACCCAGCTAACACAGACTACGCAGAGATACTACGCCAAGTTGATGCTGGCACTATAACAATAGAGGATGCAGACTAATGGCAGGTTATCTAGGATCAGTACCAGTACCACAGGCTACGCAGCACCGTGAGAGCTTCACAGCTACTGAAGGACAGACTTCATTCGCTACGGCAGGTTACACCCCCCAGTTTGTGGATGTGTACCTCAACGGCTCTCACCTAAGCCCTGCTGACTTCACAGCTAGTAATG